CCAGATGATACTTGTGTCTTGGTACTTCTGATTGCTCCTGTATGTGCAATTCTATTTATAGCATCAACTTTGTGTCTTACTGATTCCATAATAGCTTGTAAATTCTGTCCAGATGGTTGTAGTAAATAAGGTTTTAAGTTTGGTTCTAATTCATCAGGCATTTCTATAACTGCACCAGCACCAGCACTTGCATTAACACTTGGAGTTTTAACTAATGATGGGTGGTTCGTTAATCTGATTAATTGTTCCATTTCAGAGTATTCATTGTAAATAGACTTTTGTAAATCAGCTATATCTGTTAAGTCAGATTGACCAATTCCCCTCTTGTGTGATTTAGAATTGTATAA